AGTTATTATTTTATTTACCACTAGCAGGATCTGCATTTAAAAAAATATACTATGACGCTTTGATGGAAAGAGCAGTATCTAAGTTTATTCCTGCAGAAGATTTAGTTGTACCTTATTTTGCAACTGACTTAAAAGATGCTCCTAGAATTACACACGTATTAAAACAATCAGAAAATGATTTATTAAAAAAAATGGCTACAGGATTTTACAAAGAAGTAGATCTAATGAAGCCAGAGAAAAAAGAAAACAAAATTCAAGATAAGTATAATGAGTTAGAAGGTGTTAAACCTGTTGAAACAAATGATTATATTTATAACGTTTTAGAAATGCATGTTGATTTAGATCTATCAGATTACATTGCAGAAAACGAAGAAGATAAAATTAATATTAAAATTCCTTACATTGTAACTATAGAAGAATCTACAAGAAAGATTTTATCTATCTATAGAAATTATGCAGAAGACGATGCTAAATTTACAAGAAAAGAATATTTTTCACATTACAAATTTTTACCTGGTTTAGGTTTTTATGGATTTGGATTAATTCACATGATCGGTGGTCTGTCACGAACAGCAACTACTGCATTAAGACAATTACTAGACGCTGGAACATTATCTAACTTACCTGCTGGATTTAAATCTAGAGGAATGAGAATTAGAGACGATGACCAACCAATTCAGCCTGGAGAGTTTAGAGATGTAGACGCACCTGGCGGAAATATTAGAGATCAGTTTCAATTACTACCTTTTAAAGAACCAAGTACAACTTTATTTAACCTCCTAGGTTTTTGTGTAGATGCAGGAAGAAGATTTGCATCGATTGCTGATCAGCAAGTAGGTGATGGCAATCAAGCGGCAGCAGTTGGTACTACAATTGCACTTCTAGAAAGAGGTTCTAGAGTAATGTCAGCTATTCATAAGCGTTGTTATTATGCAATGAAGCAAGAATTTAAACTTTTAGGCAAAGTTATATCGGAATACCTACCTCCTGAGTATCCATACGCAGTCTACGGGGCTGAGAGAGTCATTAAAGTACAAGATTTTGACGACCGAGTAGATATTTTGCCTGTTGCAGACCCAAATATTTTTTCAATGTCACAAAGAGTGACGTTAGCACAGACACAACTGCAAATTGCACAGTCAAATCCACAAATTCACAACTTACATGAGGCTTACAGACGTGTTTATGAAGCTTTAGGCACTAAAGAAATACCTCAAATACTAAAACCAGACCCAAAACCGTTTCCAAAAGACCCTGCAATAGAAAATATGGAAGCATTACAGTCATTACCAATGACAGCTTTCCCAGAACAAGACCATGATGCACATATTGCAGCGCATTCTGCATTTATGAGAACTAGAATGGTGCAAATTAACCCTATGGTCTATGCAAACTTACAAGGACACATCTCTCAACACGTTTCTATGAAAGCTTCTGCTGAAGTTATGTCTATGATGCAACAAGATCCACAAATGATGGAGTTGATGCAACAAAATCAACAACAATTTAGAGCAATGTTTGATTCAGAGGTTGCAAAAAGAGTTGCACAGATAACTGCAGAGCTTGCACAGAATGAAACTATGATGGATAACCAAAAACAGGATCCTGTTGTTATGTTAAAGCAAAGAGAATTAGATTTAAGAGCTATGGACTTACAAAGACGTGCTGAAGAGGGTAATATGAAGATAGAAAACCAAGAGGGTCAGTTTGATGAAAGATTAGACTTTGATAGATTAAAATTAGAAACAAATGATGAGCAATCTGATAAGAGATTAGATCTTGCTCGAGAAAAAATGGAGAAACAAAATGAAAAAAAAGCACGGACTGGAAAATAGTTATAGAAAATTAAGAATGGGTGGAATGTTCTACTCTAAAGGTGGAGGAGCAGATATGTCTACTAAACAAAAAGCAATTGCAGCTAAAGCACCACCTCCAGAGGTATTAGATGGAAAAGACTTTGCAGTTCTTAGAGAAGAAAAAGCAAAAGGCAGAGGCATGGGTCTTCAAGATGAAAAATTAAAACCAGGTAAAGTAAAAAAAGCATTTATGGGATTAGCGGTAGAAGCAATGAAAAAAGCAAAAGACAAAGGTGCTAAACCTATTGAATTACTATCTCCTATAGCAATGGCCAAAAGATTTTTTACTAAAGGTGGAAAAGTCAAAAAATAATGATTACAAAATACAAACATAAAGTTTCTGGCAAAAGATCAGGGCCACCACCTAAGCGTGGCCCAAACCCCCAAGGAATAATTATTAAAGGAAATAAAACATATGTGGTTTCAAGCAATTAAATTAGCCGTCTCTGCTGGAAGTAAAATTTATGCTAATAAGCAGAAAGCTAAAATGGCAATGTCCGATGCACAATTATTACATGCTGAGAAACAAGCACGAGGTGAGGAAGCTTACCAAGGCAAATTATTAGAGGCAAGGCAATCGGACTGGAAGGACGAGGCGGTTCTCATAATTTTGTCGACCCCCGTGTTAATTTTGGCGTGGGCAGTGGTATCGGATGACCCAACAGCGATGGACAAAGTCAAATTGTTCTTCGATATGTTCTCACAGCTCCCGAGCTGGTTCACAAATCTGTGGATCCTTGTCGTTGCGAGTATTTATGGAATAATGGGTACACAAATATTCAGGGGAGGTAAAAAATGAAACATATAGTTTTATTTATTTATCATTGGTCTAGTAAAATAAATGTTTGGTCATGGCAAAAACTATGGGGAAACAGAGAAAGTATGGGATATAAAAAATGAATCTAGAAAGAGATTTACAAAAACTTAAAAAAGAAAAACAGATGAAAGAATCTGCTATTGCTCAACTTAGAAAAAGAAGTAAGGATTCTATAGCTAGACCTAGAGCAGAAAAAAACATTCTATCCACTAATCCAGAAATGCAAAAAATATAATCTATTTACTTTTGTTATAGTTAATATATAAACCTTTTATGATTGAAGGCGACAGTAAAGAATACGAAATATTAATAGAAGCCTGTAAATCTTTAACAGCAGATAATTTATTTACAGCAGAAATTGGTGTTAGACGAGGATTAGGTTCAAAATTAATTTTAATGAATCTACAACATAAAAAACATTGGCATATAGGCATAGATCCTTATGGTAATTTATCTTATGCACATTTTGATAAAAAAGATTCTATTACTTGTGATTATACAAACAGTATGAAACTACAATTAATTAAAGATTTAGATTATGAAAATTTTACATTGTTTCATATGGAAGATGATGAGTTTTTTAAAAGATTTTCAGATGGAGTTCCTATTTACAGGGAAAAAAAAGAAATTATAAACACTTATGATCTAGTTCATTTTGATGGACCACATAAAACAAAAGATGTAATTAAAGAAGCAATATTTTTTGGAGAAAGATCTAAACCAGGCACTATTTTTCTTTTTGATGATTATCCATACTATGATATAGATTTAGTGTTGAAAATAATAGTAAATGAATTTAGTTTTGATTTATTAAAACAAGGAAAAAGTAAAATTTCACTAATAAAAAAATGATTATAGATTATCCATTAATAAGAAGAGTAGCTGAAAAGAGAATAGAGTCTCTAAAAGACACCTTGGTGTACTCCGTTGACAATTTAGAACAATTACATTATATTAGAGGACAAATCAAAGGCCTAGAGTCTTTGCTTCAGGATCTTAAAGACCTGCAAGAAAAACAGGAGCTACTAAATGACAAAGAACTTCGAGACTTCGAAGGAAGTACCTAAGAAAAAAGAAGCATTACTTGATGCTTACAAATCAAAAGATGAAATCAAAAATACTCAGTTAGATGCTAAAGCTGTTGAAGGTAACAAAGACCTTTTAGAGCGATTACCCACACCAACTGGTTATAGACTTTTAGTTTTACCATACGCTGGTCCTAAAAAAACTAAAGGCGGACTTTATCTTGCTGACACAACTCAAGAAACAATACAGATGACTACCGTATGTGCATATGTATTGAAAATGGGAGATCTTTGCTACAAAGACAAAGAAAAATTTCCAGAAGGTCCTTGGTGTAAAAAGGGTGATTGGATTATTTTTGGACGTTATGCTGGATCTAGATTTAAAATAGAAGGCGGAGAAGTTCGTATCTTAAATGATGACGAGATAATCGCTAAGATTAATAATCCGGAGGATATTTTACACGCATACTAACACATACGCAATTAAACAGGAGCTACTATGGAAGAAAACGAAAATATAAAAAATCCAGAAGTCGAATTAGACACTGATGGAGTAAAAGAACAAACACTTCAAGTTGAAGAAAAACAAGTTGAAGTTTCAGAAACTGATTTACCAAAAGAAGAAGTTGATTTA